CCGCCGAGGCATGGAAAGAGCGAGCTGGCGAGCCGGAAATTTCCGGCATGGCTGATGGGGCGCAAGCCGGACGTGCGGGTGATCCTGGTTTCGTATGGGGCCGACCTGGCAAGCAAGCACAGCCGGGCGGTGCGCGACCTGATCAACCTGACACGCTACCAGGCGTTATTCGGCGGATTGTCATCGACGGGGACGCCTGTAGAATTGAGCAGCGATAGCCGGAGCGTGGCGGCGTGGGACCTGGCGAACCCGCACCGGGGCGGGATGGTGGCGGCGGGCGTGGGCGGAGGTATCACCGGCCTGGGCGCAGACCTGTTGATCCTGGATGACCTGTTCAAGAACCGCGAGGAGGGCGAAAGCGAAGCGCGGCGGGATTTCGTCGACGATTGGTATAAGTCCAGCGCGTATACCCGCCTGGAGCAATTTGCAGCCATTATTCTGTTTTTTACGCGCTGGCATCAGGATGACCAGGCGGGGCGGCTGATGCGACGGATGGTTTCGGAGCCGGGAGCGGATCAATGGGAGATCGTGTTCCTGCCAGCGCTTGCGCTGGGGGATTATCCGGTCAGCGTGGATGCGCAGCGGGAGAAGATGAGGGAGGGAGTGTTTCTCCCGCTGGCTGACCCACTGGGCCGCACGGAGGGCGAGGCGCTCTGGCCGACGCGTTTCAGCCGGGAATGGCTGGAGGCGAAGAAGGCGAATGTCGATGTGTATGAGTTCGAGGCGCTTTACCAGCAAATGCCATACCTGCGGGAGGGCGGGTTCTTCAAGCGGGAGTGGTTTGCGGATATGGTGGATAAGGGGCCTGGCAAGGATGCGGTGATGCGGATACGCTTCTGGGATAAGGCGAGCACGCCGGGCGGCGGCGATTTCACGGCCGGGGCGCTGATCAGCAAAGACCAGGAAGGCATTTATTATATCGAGCACGTGGCGCGCGGGCGATGGAGCCCTGGCGAGCGGGATCGAAAGATGACCGATATCGGGCAGCAGGATTACGAGCAGGTGGGCGCTTTTGCGATCTGGCACCAGCAGGATCCGGGAAGCGCAGGCAAAGACAGCGCACAATCTACGAGCGCGGTGATGGCCGAGGCAGGCTTGACGGTGCGGTTCGAGACGGTGACGGGCGATAAGGAAGTGCGGGCGGGGCCGCTTTCGAGCGCAGCGCAGGCCGGGAAGGTGAAGCTGGTACGCGGCGCGTGGAACGGGGCGTTCCTGGATGAGATGACTTCATTCCCGAAAGGGCGTTATGACGACCAGGTGGATGCGGCGGCGAGCGCATTCAATAAGACGCGCGAGATGCGGAAGAAGAAGGAAGTGAAGAGTTACCAGGGATAAATTGCGAATTAGGAATTAGGAACAAGGAATGATCACTGATTTGAAACGAGCATATGAGACTTTGAAGGTGAAGCAGACGCCGTATAACAAGCTTTTTGCCTATTACGAGGGCAACCAGCCATTGACGTATATGGGCTCGTCGCGGATGGAGAAGATCTTCGAGGGGCTGGATGGATACTTCGCGCAGAACTGGTGCTCGGTGGTGATCGATTCGGTGCGGGACAAGATCAATTTGCGGAAGATCGAGGTTAAGGGAAGCGCGGGCAAGTTATGGAATGAGCTGTGGGAGGCTTCGCAGTTGGAGCTGGAGAGCGATGATGTGCACGAAGCGGAATTGATCGCGGGAGAGGCTTTTGTCATTTGCTGGAAGAAAGATGAGAAGATGGAGGCATATTTCAACGATCCGCGCATGTGCCATGTGTTCTATGACGCCGAATTCCCACGGGTGAAATCGTTTGCGGCGAAGTGGTACGAGGATGAAGGCGGGAAGATGCGCCTGACGTTGTATTACCCAGACCGTTTGGAATACTACATCAGTAAGGGAAAGGCGAAGGACGTGACCCAGGCGGGCGTGTTCACCGGGATGGATCCGGAGAGCGCGAGCAATCCATTTGGTGAGATTCCCGTTTTCCATTTTCGCAAGGCTAAGCAAGCACGGAGCGATTTGAAGAATGTGACGCCGATCCAGAATGCGGTGAACAAACTGGTGGCGGACATGATGGTGGCGGCGGAGTTCGGAGCGTTCAAGCAGCGGTACGTGATCAGCAACGCCGAGGTGCAGGGGAAGCTAAAGAATTCGCCGGACGAGATCTGGGACCTGCCAGCGGGCGATGGTATCGGCCAGCAGACACAGGCGGGCCAGTTCGATGCGACGCCATTGAGCAATTACCTGGATGGGATCGAGAAGCAGGTGGCGGCGATCTCTTCGATCACGCGAACGCCGAAGCATTATTTCTTTCAGATCGGGAGCAATATCTCGGGTGAGGCGTTGATCGCAATGGAAGCGGCGCTGAATAAAAAGGCGCAGGACAGGATCGATCGGTACGCACCTGAGTGGAAGAACGTGGCAATGTTCATGCTGAAGCATTCGGGCATAGAGGTCAAGCCGTCGGATGTGACGGTGAGGTTCGATCGGCCGGAGACGATCCAGCCGAGGACACAGGCGGAGACGCGGCAGATGAATACCAATGCTGGCATTCCGCTGGAGACGAGCCTGCGCGAGGAAGGCAAGAGTGAGGATGAGATCATGCAGGTGATGGATGACCTGGAACGGCAAAAGGTGCGGGATGCGAAACTGGGGCAGGCGTATTTGGAGGAGGCGAGGAAGAAGTTTGACCAGGGGGTGAATAATGCTGCCTGATTATCCGGAACCGCGAGTGGTGAGCGTGCTGCGAGAGCATAAGGCGGCGCTGCTGGCGCGGGAGGAGTCGGTGATGCGCTCGATGGCCGAGCAGTGGGTGCGAATGGAGCAGGCGCTGGAAGCGCAGATGATTGTTCTGACCGCCGAGATCCAGAAGAGCTTGGCAGCCGGGCAGATTCCGACTGCGGCTACGATCCGGCAATACGAACGGTATTCGCAATTGGTGTACCAGGCGCATGATGAGATGAGGCGCTTTATCGAGTTTGCGGATGGCAGTATCAGTCAATCGCAGGAGCACCTGGCCGGGCTGGGAATCAGCCACGCGGCAGAGGCGATCCGATCGGTTTACAGCGAGGCGGGAATCATTGGGAGTTATTTCGATGTCCTGCCAGTGAGCGCGCTGGAGGCTTTGATTGGATTTGCCGGGGACGGCACGCCGCTGGGCCAATACCTGCGGCGGATCTATGGGGATGCCACGGATGGGATGACGCAGGCGCTGATCGATGGGATCGCCCAGGGGCTG